TTGAGCGCAAGATCATCGCCCTCCAGTTGCTCCTAGGCGCCAAGGGCGTTCTGGACATGGACGCGCGGGCATTCGCCACGTGGCTCGTTGACCAGGCCCAGGAGATCGCGCCGGAGATGTTCGAAGCGGATGAGGACGAAGACGAGAACGATATTGGGGCGCTGAACTGATGGCCTGCACCCATTGCGGCGGGGCAAGGACTGCGATCAAGGCAGCAGCGAGCGCCGCGTTCTCTGGAGACCTCAAGGGCGTAGCCACCGGCCTGCGAGCCGCCGGGGGCCACGTTGTGGAGAAGGCAAAGGACGAAGCCGCAAGGGTTCGGGAAATGCTGAGGCGCAAGTGAGCGAGAAGCACAGAACGAATTATCGGGCGGAAGTCCAGATGGGTGCCGCATGTCACTGACGGCCAAACAGGCCCGGTTCGTTGAAGAATACATGATCGACCTGAATGCCACTCAGGCGGCCATACGGTCCGGGTACAGCGCGAAGACGGCGGGGGACATTGGTAGGCAGTTGCTCCGCAAAACTCCGGTTGCCCTAGCAATTTCAGAGCGCAAGCGAGCGCTTTCCGAGCGCACCGGAGTGACGGCAGAGCGGATCATTGAAGAACTAGCGAAAATTGGATTCTCGGATATTCGCAATGTCGTGCGTTGGGGCGAGGCGGTTGCCGTGAAAGACCCTGATACGGGTGAAGTGACGATCGCCAACGGCGTGGCTTTGGTCGACTCTGACCAACTAACCCCAGCCGCTGCGGCTTGCATCGCTGAGGTCTCTCAGGGGCAATCAGGGCTCAAGGTGAAGCTGCACGATAAGCGCGCCGCCCTGGTGGACCTAGGGAAGCATCTGGGCTTGTTCAAAGAGCGGGTTGAGCACACGGGCAAGGACGGTGGCCCGATCGAGGTCGAGGAAGTGAGCGCCCGTGAGCTTGTCACAAGCCGAATTGCTCGCCTCACTGCCAGAAGCGGACAGGGCGAAAGCTCTTGATGGGCTGAGCGAGGCGCAGTTTAACGCGCTCGCGTGGGATTGGCAGTTCTGGGGCCGGCCTGAACAGGTAGCCCCTCCGGGCGATTGGCTCACATGGATCATCAACGCCGGGCGCGGGTTCGGAAAGACGCGGGCCGGAGCGGAATGGGTCCGCTCAATCATGTGTGGACCAACGCCGCTCGCACGTGGCGCTTATGGGCGGATTGCCCTGATAGCCGAGACGGCGGCCGACGCGCGCGACGTCATGGTGGAAGGCGATAGCGGGATCCTCAGCGTTCACCCGCCTGAGTTTAGGCCTCTTTATGAGCCGTCAAAGCGAAGGCTGACATGGCCCAATGGGGGCGTCGCGACTTTGTTCAATGCAACGGAGCCGGACCAATTGCGCGGGCCGCAGTTTGACGCTGCCTGGTGCGACGAGTTGGCAAAATGGGCTTATGCCCGTGAAACATGGGACATGCTCCAGTTCGGGTTGCGCCTTGGGAAGCAGCCGAGACAGATCGTGACGACCACTCCCCGACCTATCCCCGTCTTGCGGGAGATTATGGCGGCGGCGTCAACGGTCATCACCAGGGGGGCGACACGGGACAATAGCGCCAACCTAGCGCCGGCCTTCGTGAANNAGATCGCTATGCGGGCACGCGGCTTGGGCGGCAGGAGCTGGAAGCGGAGATACTGGACGACCTGCCCGGAGCCCTGTGGTCGCGGGATGGTCTGGACAAGCTTCGCGTCGGCGCCGCGCCGGAAATGACGCGCATCGTTGTCGCTGTTGACCCTTCCGGAACCGGGGGGAAGGGAGACGACGGTGACGACGTTGGCATTGTCGCGGCCGGCAAGGGCGTGGATGGGCGGTGCTACATCCTCGCAGACGACACATGCAAGCTATCCCCAGACGGGTGGGGCAGGCGTGCGGTCGGCCTCTATCACCGCCTGGGTGCCAACTTGCTGGTAGCAGAACGGAACTTCGGCGGCGCCATGGTTCAGCACGTCATCAGGACGGTGGATGGCAAGGTGGCATTCAAGGAAGTCACGGCAAGTCGGGGCAAGGTGGCGCGAGCCGAGCCTGTCGCTGCCCTCTATGAGCAAGGCAGGGTTAGCCACGTGGGCACCTTCGCTGCTCTAGAGGATCAGCTTTGCATGATGGCGCCTGATGGGTACGTGGGGGAGGGATCCCCCGACCGCGCAGACGCTTTGGTGTGGGCTGCAACTGAGCTGATGCTCGGGTCCGCCGGTTACGGCATGATGAACGTGGTGAGCTGATGAAGATCTTCGACACGCTCATCAATCTGGTTTCGGGGCTCGGGACAACGAAGGACAAGGCCTCACATAACACGTTTGGCCTTCGCCTCCTGACATCCGCAGAACTGAGCGCGATGCACAGGGGGGATTGGATCTCCCGCAAGGTAGTGGATCTGATCCCGTTCGACATGACGCGCAATTGGCGTGATTGGCAGGCGTCTCAAGATCAGATCGAGAAAATAGAGGACCAGGAGCGCCGGCACGGGGTGCAGCACAAGACTGCTGCCGCAGTCCAGAAAGCGCGCCTGTACGGTGGCGCTGCCATTTACATTGGCATTCGTGGCCAAGACCCCAGTGAAGAGCTTCGGCCTGAGACGGTCGGCAGCGAAGGGCTGGAGTATTTGCACGTGCTGTCCCGCAGCGAGGTGACTGTTTGGGAGATCAACCGGGACGTGCTTTCTCCGTTTTTCGGAGAGCCGACCCACTACGAGATCAGCAGCGTCGGCGCCCCCGTCAAGATCCACCCCTCGCGCGTCGTGCGCTTTGTAGGCGCACCCATTGTTGAGGACCACCGTATCAATTTGGACCAGTGGGGGGACAGCATTCTCCAGGTGGTCTATGACGCGGTGCAGAACGCCGCTTCTTCACAGCAGCATGTCGCGGCGCTCTTGCCTGAAGCGAAATTGGACATCATCCGCATTCCGGGGCTCTCGGATACGCTGTCCACCCCCGAGGGGACGCGGCGCCTGACTGAGCGTTTCCAGTATGCCAACATGATGAAGTCCATGATTAATGCGCTGGTTCTTGAAGCGTCTGGCGAAAATGGCCAGGGTGGGGAGCAGTGGAACCAGAAGCAGATTAACTTTGCCCAGTTCCCTGAGATCCTGCACCAGTTCCTTCAAGTCGCGGCTGGCGCTGCGGATATCCCGGTAACGCGGCTTCTCGGACAATCCCCAAGCGGGCTTAGCTCCACCGGGGAATCCGACGTTCGAAATTATTACGACCAGGTGTCCGCGCGGCAGGAGAACGAACTTCGCCCCGCGCTCTCGCGCCTTGATGAGGTGCTTATCCGGTCTGCTTTGGGCACCCGCCCTCCCGAAGTGCATTATCGGTGGGCGTCTCTTTGGCAGATCAGCGACAAGGAGCGCGCCGACATCGGCAAGACCGGCGCGGATACGATCAAGACCCTAAACGATACCGGCCTGTTCCCCCAAGAGGCGCTCGCGAGCGCTGGCGCCAACATGCTGGTAGAGCATGCCATCCTTCCGGGATTTCAGGAGGCGATTGAAGAGGCAGGCGGCCTGCCTGATTATGAAGCTGAGATGGCCGGCGCGAACCAGCCTGATGCCCTGTAATGCTCAGCTACAGGCTTGCTAGCCTTGCCGGGAACCGCAGGGCCGGCACATCTGTGGTCCTGCCGCCGGTGGAGCCGTCTCTATCGGCCGAGGCTTCGTTTCTAAGGGCGGAAAGAGCGCTCCTTCGGGGCATGCTTGGGTGGGCTCGGGAATACCTTATCCCGGCCTATCAGCGAGACCTTGAGCGCGCCTCTGACGGGATCACCCGCGACGTTGACGAATGGACATGGGGAGAGTTCGACGGGTTCACGGCTCGGCTGGTGGCGGTCGCGGTCAATCTGGTCCGCCGCGTTGTGGATCTTGAGGGCGCGCGAAACACGAAGGGGTTCATGGCTTCGGCCAAGCGCACCTTGGGGGTGGATCTCACTGCGGTCGTCCGGGATGACGACATAGCCGACTATCTCGATCAGGCTTCCGCCCGCGCGGCGAACCTCATCACGGGCATGGCGGACGATCTGCGCAAGCGGATCAAGGATCGAACCATTACAGCGGTGCTCCAGGGCGAGACATCCGCGTCATATCGCAAAACCCTCGCTAAGGAATTCGGGCTTTCGGATAGCCGGGCCAAACTGATTGCCCGCGACCAGATCGGCAAGGTTACGTCAGACCTGAACCGCATCAGGCACCAGCAGGCCGGCATAGTCGAGTACGATTGGATGACCGCAGCCGACGAGAGGGTGCGGCCTTTGCATCGGGCTTTGAACGGGAAGCGCTACAAGTACGGAGAACCGACAGGCGCAGAGGGCGGTCTAGGCCCCGGACAGCCTATCCGATGCCGGTGCATTGCGCGGGCGGTAGTCGAGTTCTAATCAGCGTCCGGGAAGAATTTGCGCATATCGTCCGGCATGTCGATTGCGGTTGGAAGACTGTCGATTTCGGCTTTGACGCTCTCATCTTGGATCGCGTCATACAGGATCTGCCACCGGGCATCCATGACCTGTTCAACCCGCCTGAGATCAAGGCGAAGTTCTTCGACGCGCATACCAACGGATAGCACGGCGTCCATGATGGCGCGGAACTGCTTTTCATCCATGGGCGCATCTGACCGGCCTTAATCCTTCCGGTCAATGCTCATACAGGTGCCTGACATGCAATTTGTTGACGTGGCCACGGTTGCGGGCACCCGCCTGCGAGCCGATGGCACCCTTGTCGCTGATGCCAGGGTCGCGCGCACTGGGGTGCAGATCTACGCCGGCCATGAGGTGGGCAAGCCGGAAATGTCGGTTGTCCGCGTCTACCGGCCGAAGGATGAGGTTTTCAGCACAAGCGCTCTCGCCTCGTTTGCGCACCGTCCTGTCACCAATGACCACCCGCAAGAGATGGTCACGGCCGAAAACTGGTCCGCCCTTGCAGTTGGCCACACCGCCGACGAGGTGGTGGTTGATGGCAACAGGCTTCGGGTGCCGCTGCTGCTGTCCGATGCAGCCGCTATCAAGCTCGTTCAGGACGGCAAGCGGGAGCTTTCCGCAGGCTACACGTGCTCTCTCGATTGGTCGCCGGGTTCCACCCCAGAGGGTGAGGCATACGACGCCATTCAGCGCGAAATCCGCGCGAACCATATCGCAATTGTCCGGCGCGGTCGTGCCGGGACCGAATGCCGGATTGGCGATGCCGATCCGCATGCCTGGGGCGCCGCCCCTCTCTCACTCGATCACAAGGACCAGACCATGACGCATATTCTCCGCACGGTGGTCGTGGACGGCCTCTCGGTCCAAACGACCGACCAGGGCGCTCAGGCTATCGAAAAGCTCACCAAGGACCGTGACGACGCCCGCAAGGCCCTCTCTGATGCGCAGGTGGCGCATGAGCAGGTCGTTGCGGCCAAGGACGCGGATATCGCCAAGAAGGACGCCACCATCGACGCCGAACGCGCGAAGGCGGTCTCTGACGCCGAACTTGACCGCAAGGTTGAAGCCCGCGCCGCCCTCCTGAATACGGCGAAGGCGATCGCCAAGGATGTCGCCACCGCCGGCCTGTCCGACGGGGCAATTCGCAAGGCCGTCGTGGCCTCGGTCATCGGAGACGCGGCGATTGCCTCGAAAACCGAAGCCTACATCGATGCCCGCTTCGAAATCCTTGCCGAGGATGCCGCGAAGAATGGCGTTTCCGATCCCGTCCGAGACGCCGTGCGCGGCGGCCTGAAGGCTTCTGACGCGGCCAACGATCAGGCCTATGCCGGCATGATCTCGCATCTCCATGACGCCTGGAAGGCGCCGCACAAGGGAGCAGTCTGATGCCCGCCATCCAGACCACTTACGCCGCACTGCATACCCGCTGGGTCGAGGGCATGCCCCTCAACATGGAACCCAACGTCATCGTCACCCGGCTTGCCGAGGACTCCGAAGGGATCGGCTTCGGCAAGGTGTGCGTGCAGGGTACCGCCGACAACCAGGTGGTCGATTCCGAGGCCACTGTGAAGTTCGCCGGCATCGCGGTGCTGGACACCACCCGGCCCACCGGGAAGTACGAGCAGTACGACAACGTCGCCGTGATGAAGAAGGGCGTCATCGTGGTGTCTGCTTCGGTCGCCGTCGCGGTCGGTGATCCCGTCTATTACGTGCCCGCCACCGGCGTGCTCACCAACGTCTCGACGTCCAACACCCTCATCGCCGGCGCACAGTGGGACACCAGCACCTCCGGTGCCGCCCTCGCTGCTCTGCGTCTCGGCTGACCGGAGCGATATCAATGAATGTGCACCTCACCCAGGACGCTCAGCAGGTAGCCATGAGCTTCCTGATCCGTCAGGCGTCGCTGATCGAACCGACCGTCTACGCCATTCGGTATCAGGACATCCAGTATCCGAACCTGATCCCGGTGGACACGTCGGCGCCGGAATGGATTCAGTCCGTCACCTACTTCTCGATGGATTCGGTCGGCCGGGCGGAATGGTTCAGCGGCCTTGCGCAGGACGTTCCCAAAGTCGAACTGACGCGCGAGAAGTTCGAAACCGGTGTCAGCATGGCCGCGATCGGCTACGGCTACACCCTTGAAGAGCTTGGCACTGCACAGCTCCTGGGGATGAACCTCACGTCGGACAAGGCGGCTTCGGCGCGCCGTGTGGCGGAAGAAAAGATCGATGTTGTCGCCTTCGCCGGTGATGCCGCCAAGGGCTTCACTGGCCTCGTCAATGCGGCATCGGTCACGGCAACGACTGCGCCGGCGGACGGGACCAGCTCCGCGACCACCTTCGCCTCCAAAACCCCGGATCAGATCCTCCGGGACATCAATGGGCAGCTGACCGGCATCTTTACCGGGACGCTTGGCGTCGAGATGGCGGACACGCTGCTCCTGCCGTACTCGGTACTGCTGGATCTTTCGACCCGCCGGATCGACGCGGTGAACCAGACCACCATTCTGGAATGGGTGCAGCGCAACAACATCTACACGCTGACCACTGGCCAGCCGCTGACGATTCGGGGCCTGTTCGGCTATCTCGAAACCGCCGGCGCCTCGTCCACCAAGCGCATGGTGGCGTACCGCCGGACCCCGGAAGTGCTGAAAATGCACATTCCGATGCCGTTCCGGTTCTTGCCCGTCTGGCAGACGGGGCCGATGCGCTTCGACGTGCCCGGCATCTTCCGCCTCGGTGGTGTGGACATCCGCCGGCCGAAGTCCGTCCGATATTTGGACGGGATCTGAGAGGAGGCGCGGCATGCTCAAAGTTACCAATACTCAGGGCGGCCCGCGCGGTCTGAATGCCACGAATGGTCCGGTTTTTGTGGAGCCGGGCCATTCGGTAAGCGTGGCCGTCTTCCTGCGGGAAAAGCAGCCGCTGGAAACTTCGGGCTGGTTCTCGGTCACGGGTGATTATGAGCCCAACCCGGGTACCACTGATGCACCCGGATATGCGAACGCTGCGTCGGACCTCCTCGCCAAGGCGGACAGCCTGCATTTCAAGACCTTCGAAAAGCAGGCGCGCGAAATCCTTGGTGATGACCTCCCGGATACCAAAGCGGAGATCATCGCGGCCCTGGAAGCCAAGGCGTCGGAGTGATGGTCTACATCCCTCCAACCCCGTTTGATTTCCAAATCCGCTTTCCGGAATTTTCGGAAACAGATCAGGGCCTTATCCAGCTTCTTCTTGATGAGGCAGGGGCAGATGTGGGGGAGACGTGGGCAGAGGACGACCGGGCGCCGGCGACCCTCTATCTTGCGGCTCACCTGCTGTCATCCGGCGGCGGCGTGGCTGCTTCTGGTGCAGTCAAGCGGCGCAAGGTCGGGGATGTCGAAACCGAGTTCGCCGGCATGTCTGGATCTGGCTTGAATTCCACGAGCTACGGCCAACGGTTCGCGATCATTCGCAGACGCAATTTCCCCCCCGTGCTGGTGGTCTAAATGGTCTCGCTCCGGATCAAGCGGAAACAGCACCTCAAGCTTCCAGATACCCTGCGGGGTCCGAAGAAGGTGAAGGTCGGGTTCCCGTCCGGCAAGGCAAGCGCTTCGAACATCGAAAAAGCCGTCTGGAACGAGTTCGGCACGAAGGGCGGGGCATCTGGTGGCGGGTGGGGAGGCCCGGTTCCGGAGCGGCCATTCATCCGCAATGCGGTGAAGGATAATCGCGGGAAATACCGCAAGGCGATGGAGACTTCCGCGCCGAAAATCCTGCGGGGGGAAGCCGAGCTAGGCCAGGTCATGAATAAGCTGGGCATCCTTGCACAGGGCGATATTCAAGCGGAAATAACGTCTCTGTCGTCCCCGCCAAATTCGCCCGTCACAGTCGCCCTCAAAGGTTCAAGCAATCCGCTCATTGATAGCGGAGAGATGCGGGCCGCGGTGACGTGGAAGGTCGAGAAATGATCGATGTCGCCACGGCCATTGATGCGGAGGCCGTGAACGTCCTGCGCACCCGCCGCGCTGCGGGCGCCTACAATGCCGACGGAGAATTTGTCGAAGGCGCGTCCTCAACTGACACGATCCGTGCAGCGATCCAGCCCGCATCAGGCAGGCAGCTTATGGACCTTCCTGAGGGCATCCGCACAGAGGCCCGTTGGCTTCTGTGGTCTCGCTCTGACCTGTCGCTTGACGATCGCATCACGTCGCAGGGTCTCACCTATCGCATCATGTTCGTTTGGCCCCGCCTGGATGGCGGTTTCACACGGGCTGCACTTGGTCTGCTGGCATGAGAGACAGCGAGGTGCATTCCGCTGTGGTGCGCTGGCTTGCCAGCATCACGGACGTGACGGTCATCAAGACGCACGAGAGCGGGCCTGTGCCGGCGAACCCGTATCTTGCGGTCAACCTGCTGACCACCGCAGAGGTGCGCGAAAACCCGCAGTTTGATGCTTTCACCGAGGATGGAGATGACGTGACCGCCGCGCCTCAAATCGAGACGGAATGGCGGTTCTCACTCCATGCATATGGCCCTGCACCGTCAGACATTCTGCGGCCGATCCGTGCCGCCGCTCACCTTGCGCAAAAGAATGAACCGCTGATGCCGGGCCTCGTGGTCCACGAGACATCCATGATCCGCAATGTGCCGGACTGGATCAACAACGCCTGGCGCCCCCGCGCACAGATGGATTTGGCCGTTCGCGGCATCGTCGCTGACGGCTTCGTGGTCGATGTGATCGAGACCTATTCGTTCGCTTTCGAGCGCACCTAACTCCCCGCCCGCAGGGCATCATCCGAGAGGCCAAAATGGCAAAGCTACCGTACAACCGGGTGGTGCAGGTAAACCTGTCCCGCACCGACGCCTATCCCTCGCGTCGCGGGTTCGGCATCCCGCTGTTTCTGACCACGCAGACCGTCACCGACATTCTCGACGCGACCCTGCGCACCAAGGTGTACGGGTCGATTGAAGAGGTGGCGGAAGATTTCGACGCCGAAGACGAGTTTTATCTGGGTGCCGAAGCGGCGTTCTCGCAGAACCCGCGCCCTCTCCAGGTCAAGGCCGGCTTCGTGGTGCTGGACGAAACCCCGGTTGCTGCTGAGTTCAAGACCCAGCTCGACGCGATCTATGCGTATGACCCTGACTGGTACTGGATCGGCGTTGAATCCACCATGCGGGATGATGCGTATCTGGATGGTCTGGTCGAATGGGTCGAGGCCAAGAACAAGGTCGCGGTCATCGACAGCAACGACGCCGGCCACGAAACCCAATCCAATACGACGTGCATTTCCGCCCGTCACAAGGGGACGGTGGAGCGCACGGCGGTCTTTTACCATCCCGACGCCGCCGAATATGCCGGCTTCGCCTATGCGGCTTGGATGGGCACCCGGAACTTCGACCAGGCGGACAGCGCCTATACCGGGAAGTTCAAGGCCCTCCAGGGCGTGACGGCCATCAATAAGGGCAGCGCTGCGGTGCAGTCCATCACCGGGTTCACGCCGGGTCTTGGGCAAAGCTCCGCAGCCGGGCACATGGCGAACACCTATATCGACATCGGCGGGCGCAATTTCGTGGTCGAGGGCAGCACCCTGACCGCCAACGTCTTCATTGATGAGATCCACGCAACCGACTGGATCATCGCCCGCACCGAGGAAGAAACCCTTGGGGTGCTCCTGAACAATGCCCGCGTCCCGTACACCGATGCCGGCATGGAGCTTCTGGCTTCCGGCGCTCGGACGGTGATGGAGCAGGCGCGCCGCGCCGGCCTGATCGCAAACGACATCGATCCCGAGACCGGCGACTACGCGCCTGCGGTGGAATTCACCATCCCGAGCGTGTTCAGCGTTCCGGCCTCTCAGCGCAAGGCCCGCGTCGCTCCTGAGATTGCGGTGAAATTCCGGTACGCCGGCGCCGTACATTACACCACGATCAATTACACGATGACCTTCTGAGGTAAGCCATGGCAAAATCTTCCACCTATTCTATGAAGAACGTCCAGGCGACCCTGGACGGACAGAGCGTCGTCGGTTTTTGGGACGGCGATGATGCCGTGACCGTCGAGATGGTCGATGACGTGGGCACCGGCATGGTGGGGGCGGATGGGTCGTCCATCTTCTCGCACCGCGCCGGCAACGCGCACACGATCACCCTGCGGCTTCAGCACACGAGCCCGGCCCACCGCATGCTTCAGCAGAAGTGGGCGCGGCAGCGGGCCGTTGGCGTTCGCGTAGCGGGCTTCCCGTTCAGCCACATCGACGTGGACAGCGGCGAAGGCGGTACGGCGGATGACTGCTATATCCAGGCCGCCCCGTCCTCTCAGCAGGGCACCGAGGCTGCTGTGCGCGAGTGGGTGCTGTGGACCGGCTTCTACACCCCTAACGTTCCGAACGCTTGAGGCGGGCCATGGCAGAAAAGAAGTTCGGCACGCGGACGTTCTCCACAACGCCGCTTTTGGCGCGCGATGCTCTCGTGCTTCAGATGCGGCTCCTCAAGGCGGTCGGCCCGGCAATGTCGCGCCTTCCGGAAGTCCTGGGCGGTTCCAAGGGCGACGAGGATGCGAAGGCACGGGCGAACGCCGCCGCCCTTGAAGCGCTGTCGGGGATTTTCGTATCTGCCGACCCCAAGGCCATGGCGGATCTGATGGGCGATATCATCGCCTGTGCCCAGATCCGGCGCCCCTCCGGTGCGGTTGACACGGCCGATCTGGACGGGGACTTTTCTGGTGAGCAGATGCAAGACCTTCTGCCCGTCGCGGCATGGGTGCTCCGGGAGCAGTTCGGAACTTTTTTTTCCGGGCTCCGGGCCAATGGGAGCCTCGGAGCCCTGGCAAAGGGCTAACCGAAGCCCAGGTGAAGCGCGTGGCGCCCAATCTGGAAGTTTTCCTATGGCGCCCCATTCTCGCTGACCCGCCCCTTTATGGCATGCGAGACTTGAAGGAATGGGTTACGCTCTCCGATGTTCTGGACGCTCACGAGGCTCTTGACCTGCGCAGCGCGATGGCAGAACGGGCGGCGGAAAAGTGAGGTGGTGGACATCAACCTAAAGTCGCGCAACCATGACGCGAAACTGGGGGGTGTTATGCGGTTCTGGATCTTGCTTGGCGCGGCTCTTGCCGTCTGTTCATCCGCTCATTCCGCCAACACGCCATGTTCGGGGAAGAAGGGGGGAATAAGCCATTGCTCAGGTGGAAAATTCGTCTGCAACGACGGTTCGATAAGCGGATCAAAGAAGGTCTGCACCGGCTATTAATTGCCGGGCTTCTGTCGGTCGCGTCTCCCGCCCTGGGTAGCGAGATCGTCGGCCGTGCATCCGTCATAGACGGGGACACCATCGAGGTTCAGGGGCAGCGCATCCGAATTGAGGGGATCGATGCCCCTGAGAGCCGCCAGACATGCACCGACAAAACAACCGGCGCCGAAGTGCGCTGCGGGCAGCAGGCGGCATTTTGGCTTTCTGACTTCATCGGCGCGCGCCCTGTGGCGTGCGTTGAGGGCGGAACGGACCGATACACGCGCGTTCTAGCCCGCTGCAATGTGCAGGGGCAGGATATCGGCGCGGCCATGGTGCGCGCCGGATGGGCGCTCGCGTTCGTGCGGTACAGCCGTGATTATGTGGCTGATGAGGCTGCGGCTCGCGCTTCAATTGCCGGCATGTGGCAGTGGAACTTTGTGCCCCCGGGGGATTGGCGAAAGGGCGCGCGCTAGGCGGCCTTCACGGGCTGAACGGCCAAC